TTGGAGTTGATTATACTACCCCACCAGTAATTGATCTAAGTTCCTTTGGTGATGGACAAGCGACAGCGACTGTATTGACAGGACCCCTTTGTGTGCGGCCTGGCGAGTTTTTAAACAAACAGGGATTTTTGTCGGATGACAATAGATTATATGATGGGTATTTGTGGCAGGAGTTTTCTTATGTTGTTAAAGTCGGAAGATATATTGACGAATGGAGAAAAATTGTTAAAAAAGTGATTCACCCTGCCGGATTAATGATGTTTGGAGAATATAGTATTTCTACTGCTGCAGAAGTCAGAAAAGGTGCTGGTATTGCATGGGCCCAACTTATATACGAGATTATTAAAAATGTCAACATGAAAGTTAAAAATATGGACGGTCTTGGTCGATGGGCATATGGAGAAACTAATGGCCAATGGTATCCGACTTCGACAAGACAGGACACAAATTATTTAAATTCTCATGGAAATATATTCACATATGACAATAGACAACTAAGTGTAAATTCTACAATAGATGGAATGTATAATGGCGTAGGCGAAGGCGAAGTGTCTGACGATACCGCTGGATCTACAACAGTAGATAACGGATCTGGAAGATATGCTTTACTACAGGTTGATGGTACAAACGCTTCTGGTGGATGGTGGCAAGTTAAAAAAATTGCATTAAATTTTAGAGAAGCATTTGGAAAAGACTATTCACACTATTACACTTCCGGGCTTATAGGAAATACTGTAACTATTTACGATATTTCTGATGAAGATATGATCTCTGATAATTGGATTAATACTCGACCTTGGGGAAAGTATGAAATAATTGGAGCTCTAATTGATTCATCGGTTGGCGAAAGATATGTTGTATATGATGTCAAATTGATTTCAAGTTATTCTGCTGACATGCCCGAATGGGATAATGCAGTATTCGGTGGTCCGAATAGAGTAGAATTTAGATGGGATAATATATTTCGTGGAAATGTAGATAGAAATGCCAATAGTTGGATCGGTTCTATCGCAGATGGTGCAAATCCTCGCGATGAAAAAATGATTATAAATATTTCTGGAAGATTTAACAATAATAAAGAAGGCGATGTGCCGACTTTACATACGACTTGGAAATCTTTAGAAAGATTTAAATTTTATTTTAGGGATACTTATCCTCGTAACGAATTGGTGCAACAAATGTTTAGTCCAGCTTCGGAAATGGTAGGTTCGCCTTATAATAACCATAGAAAATTGGTACAGGGAAATAATTTGACACATATAGCAGTTAGACATCCGGATTATAATATGTGGTATAATTTGCCAGTAGAAGAAAATGGAAATGAGGAATGGATATCTACCACTGACGGAACAGATCATAAATGGAGAAATACTGTTATGTCAGATGTAGTTACTAAATCTGATAGAAAGTATAGGGCGGTTTTAGATTCTATTGTAAATATTTCTCCCGTTTATTTGATTATGTCGGAAGAAACCCCCCTATCAGGGACAAGAAAAAGAATGGGCCCAACAAATCTTTCAGTAGAAAGAGCTAAATTTAACGAAAAACTACAGTCGGGATCTGATTATAACATTAGTGTTTTGGATGAAAATACATTTGAAAAATTTATATCGCCGGGCACTATAAATGACAAATCCAATTTCGCATCAGAATCTACATTGGTAAAATATACGACAGCAAATATACCATCAACTGTTGAAGAATTGAATCAAATTTTAGAAACTATGACAATCGACTAAAAAAGATTATAAATAATATAAAAAATCATATGCAAAAGGTAAAACAATGGCAGCAATTATCACAAATAAACTGAGAATATTTAATGCTCAGGAATTTTTGCAATCTATTAACAGATCCGCACCAATTTGGAAGGCATCAACAACTTATTCAGAAGGCACTTCTGTAGTGAAAGATGGAAATCTTTGGCTTGCATTGGGTAATGGAACTTCTGGTACTACAGGTCCAACACCGTCCGTACCCACCGATGGAAATATTACTTGGTCCCATCTAGGACAATCAGTATATAATAATCTTTATATGTCGATTGGGAAACCTACTGCTTGGTTGAATGATGCAAACCCGCCAACACCGGAAGATTCTATCGGATATGGATATGCAGTCAAACAGGGTTCTATTGCAATGAAAAAGGTCGAACAGACTGATATGACTCTTGCAATTCCTAGAATTAACTGGACACCAAATACAGTTTATACGATGTATGAACATGACTTGGCAGAAGAGATTATCCCAAATTCTTATGTGATAACGGAAGGTTCGAATCAATACAATGTGTATAAATGCATAAACAATCAAAAATTTGTGGATGACAGTGCAACATCTATCGCAGTTCAATCGACTGTGAAACCTACATCCACTTCTGTATCAGAAATAGAAACTACAGCTGATGGTTATAGGTGGAAATATATGTATTCTATTTCTCTTGCAGATTCCTTGAAGTTTTTGACAAAGGATTATATTCCTGTAACCACTGTTGAATACAATCCATCAGATTCTTCTTCTGCTGAAGGTGTTCAATGGCAAATTCAACAAGCTGCTCTGACAGCGCCTGGCCATATAGATCATGTAAAAATAATGCCTAATGAGGTCAATGGATCAATAACAGGAGGAGTAGGTTATCATGACAATATTTCTCGCAATGACATGCTCCTTGATGGGACAAGTACTGTCACAATCACTGGTGTAGAATCTGGCATGTTGAGTGGTAAGTATAACGGATATTATGTTGTAGATGTACAAAATCAAAATCAACAAAAAATTACAGATTGGGTAGTTACTGGAACAACTGTTGTTGTTACTCTCGATGGTGCTCTTCCTGCACAGGCCTCAACTACTATAATCGTGGCGCCAGGAATTACCACTACGGGTAATGGTTCGGGTTTCGATGCATATGGTATTGTTTCTTCTGGTAAAATTTCTAATATAAACATTACTAATAAAGGAACAAATTATACTACGATTACTTCAGCAGTTATAGATACCGATCACTTGCCGGCTCTTAGTTCTGGTGCAGATAATGTGAACGCATGTAAGGTAAAGCCGATCATTAGTCCCGATAAAGGCCATGGATCCGATGCTATAGAAGAACTTGGTGGATATTATATTATGATAGCTATGCGACTTGAATATGATGAACAACATACCAGACCTAATGATGCGGGCACTGATACAACTAAAGTAATGTTTCCAGTTTCGGACACATCTTCTGTGTTTAGACAAATCGCAATTGTTGCAGATCCCCTCGAAAAAACATCTCTTATTCCTGCAACAAATGTATCATATCGTGGTCCATCTTATACAACGCCATCGTCCGATGCTTGGGGTACTGCCGGAGAAACTACTTTTGATGTAGAATCTGGTTCTGGTAAGGTTTTGTATACTGAAAACAGACAACCCGTATCTCGCGCTATAGATCAAATCGAAGATATTAAGGTTGTCTTTGAATTTTAATTCGTTTAACTACCCAATGAGAGAAGAAACATATGACTTTAAATCTTAATGTCACCCCCTATTTTGACGATTATGACATAAACAAGGGATATCTAAAAATACTATTCAAGCCTGGAAATTCCATTCAGGCAAGAGAATTGACTCAAATGCAGAGTTTGTTGCAACAACAGATTACTAATTTGTCAGATCATTTCTTTAAAGAAGGGGCGATGGTAATACCTGGCCAATCAGCGATTGATTTAAATGCTCAGTATGTAAAAGTTATGCTTCCAACTACTCTACCATCTGCAAATGATTTTGTAGGAAAGATAGTTCAAGGTAACAAAACTGGTTTGAAGGCATTAGTTGTTAAACATGTAGATATTTTTGATGGAAATAGTGACGGAGATTTTACAGATTATGCAGCAGATGGTGATGAACCAACTACACTATATTTGAAATATCTTGATGGAGCCCCTGCTCCGAATACACAAGTTAATGTGGGAAGCGGATTGGTTTCTATTCAAAATTCGGTGCCGGGCACCACGACATTTACTGTCAATGGAGAGACCGTAACTATTGCTGAAGGGGCTACTTCTACATTTGTTGAAGGCGAAACTCTTGTAACAACTGGAACAGATGGTTCTACTTTAACTTGCGAAGTCATGTCAAATTCTGTTGTCTCTAGACCCATTGGTCAAGGTACGATTGCCTTTATTGAGGAGGGCGTTTATTATATCAGCGGACAATTGGTAAAAGTCCAAGCACAAAGTATTGTATTGAGTAAATACACTTCGGAACCAACTGCAAAAATTGGTCTGGATATTTCACAATCTGTTATTACTTCTAATGATGATAGTTCTTTGCTTGATACATCTTTGGGTAGTGTAAATTATAATGCGCCTGGAGCTGATAGACTGAAAGTTGTATTGACTTTAGTAAAAAAGGATATTGATGTAGTAGATACATCCGATTTTGTTGAGTTGATAACTGTTAAAAATGGTAATATTGCTAAAGAAGCGGCGAGAGATGATTATGAAATTCTTATGAAAACTTTGGCCAGAAGAACTTATGATGAATCCGGCGATTATACTGTACGACCTTTCAAATTAGATATTAGAGAATATTATAAAGAGAATTTTAATGATGGCGTTTTTGATATGTCGGACTTTGTATTTGATACTGATGTTGAGGCTAGATTCTGGGCAGAAACTAAAATGCCAGAAGAATATGGAATGACTATCGATGGAGTCGGTCAATCGCATCAGATTACACAGCAAGATATTAATAATTATCCCGATCAGGTGCTAGATACAACTCAGACAAAATACTATCCTGGCGTTACGCATCAGAATTTGATTAATGCAGTTAGAAATAAAATTGCAATTGGTATCGAATCTGGTAAGGCATATATAAAAGGATATGAAGTAGAACCCAAGGCCTTAAGCAAAGAGGGTAAATATCTTATATACGATAAAGCAAGAGAAATTTATAAAGAAAACAATGAGTTTATTCCAGTAGATTTGGGCCCATATATCTTTGTGTCTGATATGAAGGGATTGCCAAAAATAAATAGTGCGGTCAATTTGGTAAATTGTCACATAGGTAAATCTGCGTCCGAAAAATGGGTTAGCGTGCCGGCAGATTCTAATACAACCTCTCTCAATATAGCGGGAATGACAGTCGATGGTGTTGCCGGAGAAATCCCACCAGTTATGTTTGATGGTGGGGCGGAGACATTGACATCAAACGTATATGGTATTGATATTGTCGGTACTGCAAAGGTTAAAGCAATTTCTTATTACGAAGATTCTAGTAGTGGTGCCAGATCATATAATCACACAACGGGGGATTTTAGACCTCCTGTTACCACACAAGAAACGGCGATCTATAAATTATATCTATATGACATAAATTTTGAAACTAACCCCAGAACTAACGCAGAATATAATATATTAGATGCTAGGTCTGTTACATCTCAAGAGACACATGGCGCAACAAAAGTATATGACTTTGGTTCAAATATTTTAACAAAGATGTCTATGATGCAACAAGAAGGAAATTTTTCCAGAAAATCTTTGATTTACCAAAAAAATAATGATGCTATTCGTGGCATTGTTTATGATTACAACTCTTTTACTGGTTCTTTATTGGTAAAAGAATTAAATTCTGGAAATGCGGGTGGATCAAATGGTTCGGTCGGAGACACTAATATTTTACCGAGAAATCGTTTTGCTCTTAATGAGGTAATTTTTGAGGCAATCGGAGTTAGTTCTGGTGGCAATTTCGCTAATACTGGAAATTCGACAGACGGAACTATTTCCAATACTACAACTACAGCTAGACTCTTTAGTAAATCGGTTATATCAAATTCCCTTGGCGGAAGTATAATTGAAACTGGAAATAATTGGCTCAAGACAATACGAAGTATAGATGACATTAGTGGTACTTCTACTGTTGATACACAATATTCTGTAATGAAAGAATTTGTGACTTCATCCAGTAATTTAGGATCGGTAACTCTTACTCTAGCTGCCGCCGACGAATATTTTGAACAAACTACAACATTATATAATGTATGGACGCCTCCAAATGGAACTAGTTTATTCGCAGGCGAAGTAGGAACTCAAAGCAACTTTTCATTCTCATCCGATCTAAAATCGGTTACTTTTATAACTACATTATCTAGTATGTCGAACTTAAATGTACTGGTTCCTGTGAGAAAAACACAATCGAAAGAAAAAATAAAGACTGAAAACACACAAATATATATGCCATATACATTGACAAGTTTGACCGGCGGTACTATATCTGGACAAAATTGGGATTCGAACACAACGAACAATGATACAAATAACACTAATACATATGATATTGATATTGCTTCTCAAAGATCTTCTTCATCTGGACAACTTTTATCTACTCTCACTGGATTGGGTGTAAGTACAGATTTATCATTATCTATAAACGAATTTCAATTACATCATTCTGATGTCGTCAACCTTAAAAAACTATATGATACGTGTAATGTAAATAATTATGCGTATAGAGTTGCTATAGATTCGTCTGATAAGAAAAACATTCACCAGATGTCAGAGGAAGATTTTGAATTTGCATTGAAAGCTTATAATTTTTATGAACAAACTGGTTCAAGCCCTTTCAATGTAACTTTGACAGCTGTCGGTGGGTTGACTTATGATGACGTGAAAAATTCCCTTACAATTTCTGGTATAGAAAATCCATTTTCTGATGAAATATTAAATCTATTTGTTTCTGGTGTAACTGCAATTCCAAATCCATCTGATGTACCTGTTAAAATTAATGATATTACAGATCGATATATTTTAGATGATGGATCAAAATTTAATGTTTTAGGCCTTGGTAAAGTAAAAATTAAAGGCGCGGGAGAATCTTGTAAAGGTAGACCTATTATAGTGTATTCGTATTGGTCACATGGTGTAGGAGACTATGCTTCGGTAGATTCTTATCCAGATTATGAACTTATTGGAAATTTTGATAATATCAGATTGTCCGATGTTTTTGATTTCAGGCCTGCACTAGAATGGTCTCAACTCGATGGGACGGGTGGATTAGTTGGCGGTGGGTGGCCAAATGTACTAGGTGTCGTAAATAGTCCATCTGGAGATTATCCCAGAACGGGTAGTGCTATCAGCGCCGATTTGCGGGGATATTTGGGTCGCAAAGATAAACTTTATGCAACAGAAAAAGGTAAATTTTTAATAAAATATGGCAGTTCTTCTATATCTCCTCAAATGCCCGATGATCCTGTAAATGGAATGGTTTTATATGAATTAACGACATTACCATATACTGAGGGTCCAGAATCTATATCAATTTCGATGATGGATAATAGAAGATATACCATGAAGGATATTGGAAAATTGGAAAAAAGAATTTCCAATTTGGAATATTATACATCTCTCAATCTTTTAGAAAAAGATACGATGGATATGAAAGTTACAGATGCCGATGGAAATGATAGATTTAAAAATGGGTTCATTGTAGATCAGTTTCAAAATCATAGTGTTGGTGCAACAGCAGATCCAGATTATAGAGTTGCTATTGACAGCAATAGGGGAGAACTGAGACCATTCCATACATCAAAAAATGTTAATCTTGTTATCAACACATTAGAATCTAGTGGGTATGCTCTTAAAGAACAGAAAATTTACTTGCCATATACTAGTGAACAGGTTATGGCACAAGAAAAATCATCTAAAACTATCAACGTAAATCCATTTGCTATTTTCTCATTTAGAGGAAGTTTGCAACTTTTCCCTTCGACTGATGATTGGAAAGAAACCAATCAGGCTCCAGATATTGTAACAGATAAAAGAGATGAATATGAGGTATTTGAACATTTACTTCCTGCCGATGGAGTCATGGGTACGGAATGGGGCGAATGGGAAAATAACTGGACCGGTGTAGTGGAAGGTAGAACTACTGTTACAAAAAACTCATGGGCCCAAAATAAAGCTTTTAAAATCTCGCGGGGATTGACCAACTTTGGCGTGCCTAGAACTTCGACAAGAACAACACAACAAAAAAGAGTGGGCACAAAAACTCGCACAGGACAACAGACAACCGTGGCGCCTTTAGATAAAAGAGAAAGTTACGGGACCAAAACTCTGAAAACTGAAGTGATTCCTTATATTCGTTCAAGAAATGTTTATTTCTCTGCTGAAAAAATGAAACCAAATACCAAATTGTATGCATTTTTTGATGGTGTAGCAGTTTCAGAGTTTTGTGAAAGCACCAGAAAATTCACATTTACGGATACAAATGAGGTTATTGCCGAGTGGTTTAAAAACAATAGAGATGTGATAGTAGACAATAGAGGAAATGTTGGTTTGGTAGGAGATACCAGCGAACATAAAGTCAATGTATATGATGTTGATTGGATCGATTCAACCACTATTACACTACATGTGGGACCGGATAATGTATTTGCACAATTTGGTAGTCGCGATGGTTCATATACTACTGGCGAACAAATGACTGTTAGGTGGCCGGATCCAGATAGTCCAACTGGTCTTTCTGAAAAACGTGTAGGAACATTGCCTGCCGGGGATAATGTAATAGCGGCAAATTCAGATCTCAAAACGGATGAAGCTGGATTTATTTCTGGAATATTTTCATTACCCAATAGTGCAAATATAAGATTTAAAACTGGCGAAAGAATTTTTAGAATGTCAGACCAAGTAAACAATGCATCTGATGCAGGCACAGAAGGGCAAACAACATATGCTGCAACTGGTATTATAGAAACTGTTGCTGATCAAATTGTCTTGACAAGAGTTCCGGAATTTACAGTCACCGATGTTAGTGACGAAGAACCTATTAGTCAACGGCTTCCGCCGATAAATCAAGTTTTTCAGAGTGGTGGCTGGTATGATCCACTTGCACAGACAATTATGGTTGATATGGATGGTGGTATGTTTATTAGTGCTGTAGACCTATTCTTTTCCACTAAAGACGATTTTAAACCCGTTACATGTCAAATTAGACACACTGTAAACGGATATCCTGGCCCTAAGATTTTGGGCGAAAAAGTCTTATATCCAAAAGATGTAAATATTTCTGAATTAGGTACAACACCGACTCAGTTTGTATTCCCTTCTCCAATTTATGTACAAGATCAAACGGAATATTGTATTGTTATCTTAGCAGACACTCAGGGTTATAGATGTCATATTTCTAGGATGGGACAAGAAGCCGTCGATGGTAGTGGAACAATTTCTGCTCAACCACATGCGGGTGTGTTCTTTAAATCTCAAAATGCGTCTACTTGGACAGCTGATCAAATGGAAGATTTGAAATTTAGAGTACATAGAGCAGTATTTGATACATCTGCTCGCGGCGAGGTAATACTAGAAAACACAGAATATGATGATAATAATAACGATCTATGGTCAAAAGAATTTGGTCCACAGAGTATGAAAATAACTGAAAATTCATCAAAAATTACATTTAATATTAATGACACTTCAGGATTTGTTTCGACAGACCGGTGGTCCGGACAAGGATATAACTATGTTACTTTATCAGATTTTCATGGAACATATGATGTATTTCCATCAGAATCTTTTAACGGCGACCACTTAGTTACCGAAACGACTTATAATACATTCACTATTGATATGAGAAATAGTTTTTATAAACAGGGATCGTCTTCTCAAAGTATTGCATATTCTGCAGCTGAATTGCCAACAGTAACTAATACATACACTCCAAAAAGTAATACCGGATTTTTACCTAGATTTAAAAGTAATTTTAAATATGATTTGATGAAACCGACTATTCAAACAATAGAATTGCCAAATACTGATATTACTGCACAATTTAGAGGATTGTCTGGAACATCACAAGATTCCAACAAAGTGCCAGGAATCAAGGATGCAAATTATCAGTATTTTGTACCCAATCAAAATATAGAATTTTCTTCTCCGATGATGATGGCAACAAATAAAAATGAAAAACTTTTCAACAGATCCGGTACTGCATTAGACAAAAAATCTCTGGCAATAAAATTGAATCTGATAAGCGAATTTGATAATATTTCTCCTGTTGTTGATACACAAAGAATGAGTGCAATTCTTATATCAAATAAAACGAACAGTCCTTCAACCGCAACTGTTGGACAGAGAGGATATGTCAATACTGGATTTATTGCAGAAACAGAACCAACTAACGGTTCCATTGCAACTAAATATATAACAAAGGAAGTCACACTAGAACAGTCATCCACATCTCTGAAGACCGTTGCGTCTGTAAATAAACAGTCGCCATGTGATATTGATTTTTACTATAGAATCAAAACTTCAGAAGAACAAGTTTTCGTTGACCGGCCTTGGGTATTAATGGAAAGACCAGATATCTATAGTGTCAACTCTATAAACGAAGATGATTTCAAAGAGTTTGAATTTGATGTGCAAAATTTGCCAGAATTTACTTCTGTTTCGGTAAAAATTGTTATGTCAACTGAAAATTCATCTATTGTACCAAAAGTAAAAGACCTAAGAATAATTGCATTGGCGAGTTAAAGATGAAAAAAGAAAAAATAAAAGTACAAGATCACGAAGATTATGTGAGAGATAGTTCCACAAATGCAATTATTAATACCGATATAAAATCATATAAACAGTATATGACAAAAATTAATGCACAAAAACAAACAAAAGAAGATATCCGAGATTTGCAAAATGAGATGTCAGAAATAAAAGAACTTTTAATAAAGATATTGGAGAAAAAATAAAATGGCCGTAGAATATCCAACACTGGTATCTGTTTTAACTACAGATACATTCGAAGAATGGCGCAAAAAAACCAATTCTATGATCCTCCACACAGAGGCCGGAAGACAAAACATTGGTGATCTGGGACTTCTAAACACCGATAGTAAAGTTTCTATTGTGAATGCAAT